CGTATAATCTTTGAAAATAAATTCATCTTTGACTTTAGTAATAGCTTTGCTCTGTGCTTTCAACCATAAACCTATAAACTTGTCTTGGTTGTTTTCATCTTCTGGTAGTAAAATTTTTTGATTATTTACTTGAACGACGCGGGACATGTTTATCTATGATTTTGGCTAATTCTTTTAAGCATTGGTTAGTATTCCCTTTTACAATAAAATGGGGAGTTTTTAAACAATTCGATTGAATCTGCCATAATTTTTGAGCATTAGATAATGTGCCTTTTTCGTTTTTTAGCTCAACATATAGAAGTCTGCCTTGAGGATATTCAATCAATATATCAGGCGCACCAGAGCGAAAACCCATTTTTTTTAGCTTTACTTTGTAAGCTATTGATCTCTTTCCCTCATTAGCAATATGATAATGACGAAAAAAATAAATCTTTGAAAGTTGATTTAATAGATAATTACAAGCGATCTGAATATCAGCTTCTTTAGTCATAGGGGGCGAATATATCCACCCCCTATATGTAGTATAATTATGGAGGTCATACTACAATTATTCTAAAAGCTATTTATGCCTAAAAAAGAATATTTATATATTTACTAATAAACGATTGAAATACAACATTTTTTTTATGTAATTTTTTTACCTTTTACGGTTGAATAACCTAGAAAAATGTTTAGGTATTAGATAATGATTAATAATAATAATAATAATAATAAACCAAAGGAGGTCGATATGTATTATAATTATTTTACAGGTAATGAGTATCAAGGAAAGAATATTGAAATATTAGAAGCTACAGGAAGAACAGGTGGCTTTTGTACTTTCAATCAAGCAATCAATAATGGTTATTCAGTTCCTAAAGGTACTAAAGCTATTGCTAAATTAATTAGACCAATGATTGATTTAGTTGAAAAACCAAATGGTAAACTTGAAGAAAAACAATCAGGCAGAAAGTTTTCCGTTTTTCACATTTCACAATTAGTTAAAATTGAAAAGGTTCAAATATGATTCCTAGACCTTTCAAATCTACTAAAAGAGTTGACCTTATCGAAAATGGTAAGGTCACTCACTACTTTAAAATCGTATTCCTAGATGGTAGTAGTGCTGTCTTTGATAATAATGCTAAACAAGTTATGTCTAGCAAAATAATTAATAATAATAAGGAGGTCAAAAATGACTCAAATTAATCACGAAAAAATTGCAAAACTCAATGATGAGTTAAGATCAACTATATTTGCTATTAGTGAAACTCACGGATATTTCAAAGATAGAATTGTCTTTAGTCAAGATGTTAGTAAAATGTCTAATGAAGATCAAAAAGAAATACTTGAAATAGTTAGAGATTATAAAACTTTTCACGAAGATAATAATCCTCATGGCGAAAGAGATTTCGGAGCATTCAATTTTTGTTCTAATGATTCTATATATGAAACTCCAGAACGATATTTTTGGCAAATAAATTATTATGATAATGATTTAAAATATCATAGTGACGATGCCACAGATTCATCAAAGACAACTAGAGTTCTAACTATTATGAAAGCTAGCGAATATTAATGGCAGTCTTTAATCACTATAATCCTAATTCTTCTGCAGAGGTAAACGAAAATACTAATAAAGAAATTAGAAGATTATTAAGAGAAGGCGAAACTATAGGCACTGGTCGATACGTCGGCCAATGCACTCTTCAGTATGGTAAAATTAGAGATATTGAATTAGTAATTACAGTATCTGGTAATGGTAGAATTGTAAAAGTTGAGGAATTTTAATGGGAAAAAAATCAAAATATTTTCCTTATGGATATATGAGTCAACAAATAAAAGGTTATTGTCCTAGAACAAGAAAGCCAATATTTGAATTTACTCATACTTTACCAAAGAAAAAAACTTACTACAAAATATGTTGTAAGATTTCAATAATTTTGCTTTTGTTATGTATTTCTATTTTAGTATTTGGTTGTAGTAGTCAACCAATTGTAGATAGCAGAGGCAAATCATCTGCGAATATTCAAGGGGATATGGACAGATACCACGACGACTATTATACATGTGAAAGTCTTGTAAAAGATAACACGAACATTGTTTTAGATAAAACGAAAACAGTATATAATGGTTTGCGTTGGCGTGTATTATGGCTTTCGCCTAAACTAACAACTAGGCAAGATTTGATAAATAATTGCTTAGAGGGACGAGGTTATAATGTACTTAACAAATAATAATAATAGGAGGAACTATGACTAATGTTATAGAAAAAATCTTTGATAATACTAAAGACGGAGCACCAAACTATGCAATAGATTTGATAGACGGAACTCGATTATATTATAGAGGAACCGTATTGAATCCAATGCCAAAATCTGGTGATGCGATTAACTTTACTGTTGTCAATACAAAGACATCTGCAAATGGAAATCAATATACTAATATAAAAGATGTTCAGATAGCAGATAATCACACGACACAAGGCGATAATTATGATCAATCGCCACAACCAGTAGCACAACCTATAATGAATAATAACAATCTAATTAGTAAATCAGATCAAGCTAGGCAAGATATATTTGTTACAGGAGTAGTTGGTCGTTCAATGGGAAGTGGACACTTTTCTGTTGAAGATATAAACGATCTTACAAAAAATGCAGTTAACGCATTTAATGAAAACCTTAAAGGATTATAAAAAACTCTTTAGGAACTATTGGGGGTATTCTGAGTACGATACCCCCATGTGTTGGGGCTGTTATCAAAAACCTGCTGTTGATATTCATCATTTAACAAATAAAGGCATGGGTGGAGTAAGTAAAAATAGACTCAATAGGATTGATAATCTTTTTCCTGTTTGCAGATCATGTCATAACATTGCACATCAGCATAAAGACATAAACGAAGAATGGCGAATGAGATTAAAGGAAAAAATAGACAATAAAGAATTTGAGGACAATGAAAATGGCAACTGATGTATATACTTTAGATTTTGACCCTACAAAGCTTTCACATCAAGAGGAAAAGCTAGGATTAGAATTTGCTGATAATGATACTGCGATTGAACTAATGAAAAAAGAAGAAAAGATGATTATTGCAGAATTAACGCTTTATTTTACGAAAAATGGCGGATACAAAAATATTACTGAATTAAATGGAAAAATTTATTCAGATAACAAGTTTAAGGATTTTTTTGATAGATACGAAAAAACCTTAAAGGCAAGGAATCAATCTAAAATTAGATTTGAAACCTTCAAAGCTTTTCGTAACGACTTACGAACAAAAGTTGTTAACGAAAGGGAATTGGCCAAAAACTTATAGAAAGGAGTTATTATGAGCCAGAATACACAAATACTAAATTACCTACAACAAGGTAAAAAATTAAATCCCTTACAAGCATGGAAAAAATTTGGCGTTTATAGATTAAGTGCCAGAATCCTAGATTTAAGAAAACAGGGACATCAAATCAATACTGAAAATGTAACCAAGCAAGGCAAAACATTTGCAGAATATTCAATGGAGGTCAAATAATGTATATTGATAAATATAGTATTGAAGTTAAAGATAAAGTTTGGGACGAAAAAAGACGAACTTATAAAAAAGAAAAAGAAATAGTTGCAAGAATTGATGATTCATCTGGAATAACTTGTAAATATTTTGGCAAATTTCTTGATGATTTATCGGACAATCCGACATACAGAGGAACAGTAACTGTAAAAATAACTATTGAAAAGGAGCCTTACTAATGAGTAAAACAGGAGCTTGGTATTTAGATATGCAAGAAGATGCAGGCAATCTAACTAAAGATGAATTTATAAAAAAACATGGCGAACATAATCTTGATCTATGGATAGAAGTTCACGAAGAGCTTGGCGATCTTGAAGAAATGCAATCAAAACTTAAAGAAATGAAAACAAAGTTTGATGATGTTGTTTCAAGAATGAATAAAGCTATAGCAGGAAAGATTCTTAAAAATGATTGAGCATTTTAAAAAATTTGATCAAAAAGATACAGAAGGCAATATAGTTAAAAGCTTATTGCCTTTGTCTTTTAGTCATTTAAACGAATTTGCTTTTTATAGGGAAAGGTGGGCACTTCGCAGGATATTTGATTATCAATTTCCTAGTAGTGCTGCAGCTGAAAGAGGTAGTTCCGTTGAATCTGGCTTAAATATGATTCTTAACGGAATGACTGTTATTGAAGCTACTGAAAAAGCA